CAATAGCTCAGGTGCAGTGGATACCATGACATAGCATAGCTCAAATGATGGCATATCATACAGCCACATGTAGGCACGTCCTTGCCATTCATAGTCAGATAGATCCTTGAGCTCGTAGTTAGTGGCAGGGAACGTATCTAAGGACCATGAGGTCTTGATATCTATAATAGATGTATCAGTGATAATATCACAGCATCCGGATAACCACTCATTCTCTACCCTCTCCTCATTCTTTTTGTAATCCTCTAGCCTAACCAGGTTAAGTAAGTTAATACTGTCCTGTTCCTGTGCTAGTCCTTTGGTGATGTACTTGCTGTTCAGCTCACTCCTGTACTCAAAGAAATCCTCTTTGGCCTTTTGGATGATATAGCTCTTAGCTGTTTGACTCAATGCCTCCCCCTTAGTTCTGGAGGAGGTCATTAGCTTACCTAGTGATGATGCTCTAAACTTCATAGCTGTGCCTCCTGCTCTTTAGTTAGGTTGTACATCTCTTTAATCTGCTCAGGAGTGAACTTACCTGCTTTCACAGCACCAAGTGCCTTATCCCATCTCTCACCATCTAAGGTAGGCTTTGCCTTAGGTGCCTTGCTTGCAGTCTCACCATCATCATCCACTGCTTGCAGGGATAGTAAACTAACTAGCGTATATCTACGGAAGTAAGTAACTGCACTCCCTAGCTTTTGTGCATCCGTAATAGGAGGCAATGTCATGTATGACTCAAATCTATCACCACTCTCAATATCAATGATGATTGTATATACCTTATCATCCTTAATAGGCTGTATCAGTAACAGTCCACAGTCTAATAAGATAGGCTCAACCGTATCAATGATGCTGTTAATATCAGCGTATGAACGCTTGAAATGTGGGTTAGTGGCATTCTTAATGACCTTACCCATTGACTGCTTAGCACAGTGCAATTTTTGGTAGATGTTTAGTGCTGGTTTTGGCTCTTCAGCTTGAGCTGTTTTTCTTGTTGTCATAATTTTAAGTATTAAATTTCTACAAATATACAAATTAATTGTACTTATTTACAAAATCATTAAAAAATTCAACGAAATCATCAAAATTTTTAGCAATGTAATAGGTGCCTCCTGCCTTTTCAATGTTCTCCTGGTACCTCTTCTGAGCCTCAGACTGCCTATCCTTACCAATCTTGACCTCAATCTTTACTGACCTGCCTTTAATGGTAGCAGATATATCGGCACTCCCTGCTGTAGATGTTCCCTTAGTCCAGGTTACCCCAATCACCTTGCCTGCTGTGGTCTTTTTTTCTCTTGCTGTACCCATTGTGTTAATGCGTTCAGCTTGGTATCCTTGGTAGTTAATAAAATCGCAGATTGCCTTGGTCAATCCGTTTGCTGTTGAGTCTTTGTACATAGTCTTAGGTATATAGTCTTGAGGGTAACATAGAATTTGTGTTCCAATTCTCTAAGTTCAAGTTCTCTTTTGTCTTTTTTTGTAATTTCTCTGCTAATTTTTTTAATTTCTTCTGATTGTTCTCGTAGGTGCTTATAACCTCTTTCAATTCTTGACTCTGCTGCATCATAAAGTCCTTCAAAACTTGTGTGTTTTTGATAATCGGTTTCATATTTTAATTCAAAAGTTATAATTTTATATTGCTTAATTTTTTCTATGTCCTCGGGGCTTTTCTTATGTGTGTACCATACCTCTAAAATGCACATGATATTACCTTGATCATCTAAAAATAACACATCTGGTATCATGGAGTAGTTAGGTATCTCTTGTTTTATTCTATTGGCTGCCTCATGTTCCAATAATACCTCTGATGCTTCAATAATTGCATATTCTAACTCAATACATTTAGTCTCCTGCAGATAGTATTGGCAATCTTTATGAAAAGCCCTATTTGCATCAATGACTACACCTGGCATACATCTAAAATGTGCTCTTTGTTTTTCATTGTATAGCTTATCATCTTTGTAGGCATATTGAATTTTTAACTCACTCATAGCTTCACATTTAATACATACTCCTGTTTATCTTTCCATGCTTTGACCTGGTATTCACCCTTGGGTAATTGCATCCATGTCTCACCAAAGGTAGGTACAGTATCAGTGTAACCTACTACCTGAATGTAGTCGTATTGATTTAACTTTATGTATCCGTATGCATCACATTGCTGTGAGCTCTTGCACCCTGTTAGTATACTAACTAACAAGAGTAATTTCAAAATATCTGCCATGTTGGTCTTTGTTTTTAGTGAATTTATATCCTTTATAAGTTGCATAGGCTTGCACCCATTTTAGGTACTTCCTGCTGTCAATATCTTTGAACCCATTGGTATCTGCTTGGAATGACTCAATGCTGCTTTTATTGTAGTGTCGTACATCCAATGAGATATTCCCATCCATGACATAGTCATAGAACTCCTTGCATGTGTTTTGGATGAAACGCTTAGCATTGGCATTAATGGATACACTTCTAAGCAATCCATTCTGGAGGTACATCTGCAGGTTAGATAGCATGTAGTTATCAAAGTGAGCCCATTCATCTGTACTCCACTCATCAAATAATAGCTTACCATACTCATCCTGTGGATTACGCTGTGAGTTGAAGTACTGAAAGAACTCTATCTCATGCCTCCTACGGTCATGTGAGGTACCTGCACCACTGATAACATAGTTGGTAGTGATAACTATCTTTGGTGAACGTTCAAAGGGGATATAGATCTCATCCTTATTCTTTCTGTTGACCGGTATGCCCTCAGTGATCAGGGAGAATAACTGCTCAAAGTCAAAGTGTTTTTTCACATCATCAAATGCTAACACCTGAGTATCTATGTTTACCCGTTGGTAGACAAAATCATTCTTGCTTGGGTTGTAGGCCTTACCATCTATCTTGATTATTTTACGGATATTGCCGATGGCTGTCAACATCAAGCTCTTACCACTACCTCCATTGGGGTTATCATCAATCTCCTGGTCATTAAAGATTATTGCCTTTTGGTCAGTCTTATCTTTGAATGTGTGGATGAGGTAGCCAAGGGTTGACTCCATTGCTTTGATACGTTGCTCATCCTGGGCTGAAACTTTATGTACAAAATCTTGAAAATTATTATCATGTATCGCGATTTGGGTATAATTTCTTTTAATGATTTGCTCCCTCCAAATGTACCCATCAATATCAATGTAGCTCATGAGCTCCACTTTGTCCTTTGATACCTTTGCCACTCCGTTAAGAAATGGGATGTAACTAACATACCGGCTATCCTGCAGGATACGCATGTCAATGGACTCTAGCATGTTCAGGTGACTTTCAGTAAACAAATTTGCTGACTTAGCACAGTGATTGTACACGTCAAGTTCACCCTTAGCTAGGCAGTACTTGAGTACAAAGTCCTTGATTAGCTCCACTGAGCTCTCAGATACCTTATTCTCTTCAATATACACATAGGTAGGCTTGTTACTCCGTTCCGGATAGTACTTAGCAAAGCCATGTTTTTGCAGAAATTTAGCATAGTCATGTGGTACGATAGTAATTTTCTTACCATCTGCCTGCCAAAACACATCATCTGAGTTCTGCACCTCCTCTTTTACTGACTCAATGATGTCACTGCTAACACCTAGCTGTTTTTGGATGTCCTCATCCTTGAGCCCCTCTTTTAATTTTAGCTTGACCTTGTTAACGGTGTTTGCATCCTCAAAGTACCTGGTGTTGAAGTTGCTACTTTTGTAGGCATTGGCCACAGTGTTATTGATTTCACCTGCTGTAAAGTCCTCCTGTGCATATTGCAGGAGGTAATTCTTAGCAGCATACTGATCTACCCCATACTCACACATACAGCAGGCTACCTTGAATATCCAATTATTCCTACTGCCTTGTCCAAATTTACCATGATTAAACTTCATGATGAGCTCTATTATTCTATCCTCATTAGCAATGGGGAGTACTGCTATCTTTTCTGCCTTGTGGTAGCCCTTATCCTCGGTGATACCTTGAAACACATCACAGAACTCATTGAGGTAGGCATCAGGGTCATAGCTTTCAAAGCATACCCTGCTCACATTGCTGTTAGCTACGTCAAAATAATCACTATTGATGTATTCCTTGTATGCCTCAAACCTCCGTTTGTGTTCAAACTTGTTACTTTCAGGTGTACGGATAACTACCTTGAGTCCATTTCCTGATGGTGAAGTGAACATCATGTAAACATAGGGGCATTCCTTGAGCCTGTTCCGTTCTGCTTTCAAGGTCTTAGCATCCGGATACTTATCAAAGTCTAGGACACACAATCCTGAGTGTTGGATGAGTCCATCATCCTTGCGTTCAGAAAATGTCCCATTAAACATGATGGCCATGAGTTGCATCTTGCTTTCACTGTCTCCAGCACGCAGTTTTTTAATCTTACTAATCAGCTCGGGGTTACCTTGCTTAATTCTGTTGTACACTTCTATTGCCTCAAGTGTGAAAGGTGTTTCTTTGGAGTTAAACAAGCTCCTGAAAACTGATATTTTTGGGTTATACATGGTTACAAATATAAATTAAAGACAATAAATTCCAATTAAAGACGATAAAATAAAATCATCGTCCACTCTATAAGCTAATGCTGTATTGACTTACAGCGATTTATGGACGATAAGACGATAAATTTTCCAAAGTACAAACTTTTTTAGTGGTGTATTTTATAGAGACCCTATATAAGAGAACTGTCCTATCGTCCAATCGTCATAAAAAAGAGGGAGCCTTGACCCCCTCTCTAGTATTAACCCTTAAAAAATTATGATAGCTCAAATGTAGTACTAAGTTCGTTCTTAGTCATTCTTTAGTAGGGAAATTACCTGTGATTGTGACCCTAGTTTCTTCGTCATCTATCGGCATAACATCGACATCAAAGATATTAATGTCTGCTCGTTTTGGCCTGATGAGTTCTGGAATGGGGTATATCATCTTGAGGTAGTTTTGGTCTTTTCTATTGTACCAATACTTATGCTCCTGTATTCCATGCACCACCGTACTATGATCGCGGTTAAAATACTGACCAATCATTGTAGTGGTCATGTGCCGGTTCTCATGCATATAGTTGTACAGGTAGTACCTCTTGCTAACTATTTCTTGCTTTCTGCTAGGAGTATCTAGCTGATATGCCCTAATGATATCCACTATATCCTGGTTAATTACTTTGCTTAGTTCAAATAATTCCTCACTCATATCTCTTGAATTTTATAACCCCATTGCAGATACTGCTCTAGGGTTTCAGGTTCCTCATTCTCTTGATAAGCAAAGTTGAGCTGTCTTAAATATCCTTTCTCATCCATTCCCATGTAGCACCATGTGCCACCCTCTGGCTCTACTTCATCCTCAAGCCACATTCTGTAGTATTTCACGTATTTCATTAGTCTAATCTTTTAGGGTCATTAACTCCCTTGAACAGGTTGCTTGTAGTAGCTATCATGCCGGTAGCTTTCATGAAGTCAACCTCAGCCTTGGCACTGTTTATCACTGAGTTAGATAGGTTAGAAATTGCCTGAGCCTTTTCTACTTCCGTAGATAGTTGTTCAGGTGTTAGCTCATCATCATTTAATCTCTCTAGAGCTGCAAAGAGGTGATCTCTAAGATCGTTCATTCCGTTTCTTGCCATTGTTTATTTGTTTATTAAGTTTACTTTTTAATTTCATGACCTGCTGCAGCTCCATTGGGAACCGTTGGATGGTATTCCTAGTCATGTTTTGTATCATTGGGATGCACTCCAGGTTGCTCAGTTCTAAGTTCATGGTGTTACCATCAATGAACCTCACTATGTGCTTAGGAGGGATGGGGCCATTAGCTTGCTCCCATGTCAATCTGTGTGTTAAGGCCCATTTGCTATCTGCTAATTTTGTGTAGTGATAAAATCTACCTGCTGTATCTTTACGGATGCTAGTTGCATTGGCCTCCCTAGTATTGAATGGCTTATTGCCTTTCTTAAACATGGTAGCAGCTGCGTTGGTTAGCAATAGGTTAGGACATTTCATGCCTTTGTTGAATGGCACATGACCTTTATAAAACCTGGTATGCTTACCTGCGTTTAACATTAGGGCCCGGTTAATTGCTTTCTTTGTCTTAGGGTCTTTCTTTATCCCTCTGTTGTACGTTCTATTGTACACTTGGGATGCAGTCAATCCTAGATACTCACCTAATATCTTAGCAGGGATGTATGGGTATAGTATTTTTAGTATCTTATCTTGTCGCATACTTTCTCAATTACAAAGTGTCCGTAAATATGAGTTCCTGCTGCCCTGAACTGTTGGAGTTTCCAATGGCAGAGTGCTTTGGTAGGGAATTCATAGCTCTCTGCGAGCCGTCTTTCATAGAAGTATAGTAATCTGTACATGTGTTTTTGCATTTTAAGTATTCTAAATATAGGGAGGTATTAAAGGATCCCCCTTTATCTCCTGCAAATGACTGCTTGGTCCACCATCTAGCCATCTCGGATATATCTCTATGCATCATACCTCCACTCATCCTCATCAAAGTCATTGTCAAACTCCTGCATATCTCTTACAAGGTTGGTATCCTGGATGCACCACATGATCTCTTCCTTGAGTTGGTCAAGTTCGGTATCAGTTAGGATGTAGTCAAGCTCCACCTCACCAATCACCTGAGTAGCTAACACGTTGCTAATCTCCACCTCATAGCTTTCATCTGTTATGTTAGTTATTTTGAACTCACAATTGCCATGCACATCATCAAAGTCAAAATAAGCTACTTCAATTCCTATTGTTACTTGCATATCATAAAGATTAAAGTGTGATACATTGCTACCATGGTACCCACGACCACAGCAAAACTTGCTACTACATTAAATAGTTCTTTTTTCATCGGTTAGCGTTTAGAATGGTTAAAAAATCTTCAGTGTTATCTAATGCTGTCTGAGTCATTTCCTCAGTAGCTTCAACAAGCAGCTGCTCTAGGAATAAAGCAAGTACCTCTGCGTTGTTTTCATGTGTCTTGATAAAGTCAAGGGCTCTTTCAAACTGTTTCATATATCATTTTTAAGTGTTAATACCTTACAAAGATATATAAAGTTTCATATATGCAAAACATTTT